ATGATCGCCAGGCGTTCGCGGCCCAGCTGCGACAGCGGCGGGTGGTAGAGCAGCACGCAGTGGCTCCCCGCGCCGCCGCGGCCGCCCCCCCCCCCAGCCGCACCGCCCCTGGTGCTCGCACCGATGCCTGCCGCGCAGGCCGAGCAGACCCAGCAACGCATCAACGAGCCGCTGGCCGGGCTTGCGCCGCAGCGCGCCAACGCGGTGCCGCCGGGCGGCCTGCTGACCAGCATTCAGAACACCAGCAACCAGGACAAGGGCACCCGGGTTGAGAAAGTCGAGATCCACACCGGCAAGGCGATGAGCCCGCTCGAGCTGGAAAACATGCTGGGTATGGCGGTGGGCGGATGAGCGAGTACATCGACCTGCTGATCGCCGACAACGACCTGGTGCTGGACCTGTCCCGCCAGCCGCTGCTGGTGGACGACCGCGCGAGCATCGCCCAGGACATTGCCCACATGATCCGCGACAGCGGCCTGCTGGTGACGCTGGTGGCCGAGCGCGACCGGCTGCGCCAGCGCGATTGCATCCAGCAGATGGAGCTGCTGGTGGAGGCCGACGAGCGCCTGGTGCCCGGTACCGCACTGATCACCCAGGTGGAGCCAGGCCAGTACCTGGTCACCGCCAAGACCCTGAAATTCGGCAGCATCGAGGTGGCCCTGTGAGCGACGTGGACTTCAAACAAGCGCTGATGGATGCGGGCATCCCGACCACCGAGGCGGGCCTGCGCCAGGCCTGGGAAAGTGAGGTGACCGCCCAGGGCAGCAAGCTGAGCAACACCAGCGCGTACTCGCCGTTCTGGCGCGTCGTCACCGCCCTGGTGACCAAGCCCGTGCTGTGGCTGCTGGAATTCGTTACCGGCACGGTGCTGCCGAACTTCTTCGTGAAAACCGCCACCGGCGCCTGGCTGGACATGCTGGCCTGGGCGGTGAATGTGGAGCGTAAGCCCGCGACCCGCGCGGTCGGTACGTTGCTGCTGACCCGCGGCACGCCCGACGGCGCCCTGGAAGTGCCCGCCGGCACCCGCGTGCAGTCGGCCCCCATCAACGGCACGGTGTATGTGCTGGTGACCACCGCGGCAGCGAGCTTTGTCGATGGCCAGCAGCAGGCGAGCGTGCCCGCCAGGGCACAGGATGCTGGCAGCGGCTACAACCTGGCGCCCGGTTACTACGCAATCCTGCCGGAGCCGATCCCCGGCATCGTCCAGGTGGTGAATGCCGACGGCTGGCTGACGCAGCCAGGCGCCGACCAGGAGCCCGACGACCAGCTGCGCCTGCGTGTGCGCAACCAATGGTCCGCGGTGAACCAGTGGCACACCGATGCGGTGTACCGGGCGCTGATCGCCGCCTTCCCGGGCGTAAGCCCGGATGGCGTGTACTTCGAGCACGGCGCACCGCGCGGCCCCGGCAGCGCCAATGCCTACGTGCTGTTCGAAGCCGGCGTGCCCGCCGAGACGTACCTGGCGCAGATCAACGCGCATATCCGCGATGCCGGCAACCACGGCCATGGTGATGACCTGCTGGTGATGGCGATGCCGGAAACCCTGCACGACATCAGCCTGGCGATCTGGCCGCGCTCGACGCTGACCACCGCGCAGCGCGAAACGTTGCGCGATGAGGTGGAGCTGTTTGTTCGAGCGGCCTTCCGCGAGAGCACGCAGCGCGACTACCAACCGACGCTGACCTACCCGCAGGCGCGCTTTTCATTCAGCCGCCTGGGCGAGGAGCTGCATCAGCAGTTCCCGGGAATCGAGTCGTTGGATTTTGCCAATGCGGACATCATGTCCGAGCTGAGCATCCCCCGTATCCAGAGCCTGGAGGTGGTGAATGCGTAAGGGAGGAAAGACGGCGACCGGCGAAAACCTATGGGGAGGGGCGTCCGACCGGCCGGCCGTCAAACGCAATGACCGGCGCCGGGTGGCGAAGTTCCCCGGTGAGGTGCGCCGATGATCAAGCTCGAACTGCCGTTCTGGCTCGCCGGTACCGAGCTGACCAAGCTCAAGGCAGCGGCCACGTCCTGGTGGGCAAAGGTGGAAGGCTGGCTGCGCTGGCCGCTGCTGCAGATGGACGCGGACACCTGCCACCTGGTGGTGCTGGACCTGCTGGCCTGGCAGCGGGACATCACCCGCTTCAAGGGCGAGCCCGAGGCGCTCTACCGGTTGCGCGTGAAACACGCCTTCGTCAACGCGGTGGACGCCGGCTCCGTCGCCGGCTTCAAGCGAATCATGCGACGCCTTGGCGTGGGCTACGTGCGCATCGAGGAGCGCCTGCCCGATCGGGACTGGGACGTGGTGCAGCTGCACCTGAGCGATTCGCAGCTTTCCGAGAACCCCGAGCTGCTGAGCGTGATTGTGCAGTACTACGGCCGCACGTGCCGGCGGTATGAGTTCGTCGGCACATCCGCCGTCGTGCTGCGCCTGGCGGCATCCGAGATCAATAGCGACCAGCTGACCCTGGTCGCCCGGTTCGATACCACCCAGGCGGTCAGCGTTTCGGTGGCCTCGCTGGAATTCAACAACGACCAGATGACGCTGGTCACCCGCTGAAGGAGTTCCCCATGGGGGCAAGCATCACCATCGCTGGCGAACGCCTGATCGCCCAGAAACAGGCCGACCGCCAACCGCTCGAGGTCGCGCGCTTCGTGCTGGCCTACCTGCCCGGGCTGGACACCACTCAGCCCGTCGACCGAGACGCCGGCTTGCCGCCGGCCGAGCAGATCGTCTACAGCGTGAACATCAGCCGCGACGGCTCCGCAGGGCCGAACGGCGAGCTGACGCGCGAGGGCTACCTGAGCCCTAATCAGGTGGTCTACAGCTTGCTGATGGGGACCAACATTGGCGACTTCGACTTCAACTGGATCGGGCTACAGACGACCGAAGACGTGTTGCTGATCGCCGCCTACGTGCCGCGGCAGCAGAAGCGCCGCGAGCTACCGCCACTGCAGACCGGCAACAACCTGACCCGCAACATCGTCCTGGAGTACGACGGGGCGCAGAGCCTGACCGGCATCGAGGTGCCGGCGGCGAGTTGGCAGTTCGACTTCACCGCGCAGTTCGCGGCGATGAATACGCAGATCGCCGCGCTGCAGGCAGAGCTGGAAAAGAAGGTGGACGCGGCATCCTGGAACCCACCGCAGAGTGTGAGCCTGGACGGACCGGTGCTGGTCTACCCGGGCAGCTCGAACACGTACCAGATCACCGATTTCGATGCGTTTGCGGTTTATCAGGCGAGCAGCACGGTGGGTAGCGTGACGCTGGCGGGCGACGAGATGACGCTGGATATCCCAATCGACGCGCCGCCGGGCTTGGCCGCATTGGAGGTCAGACGGAACGAGGCCAAAGCCGTCTTCAAGGTTCCGGTCGGCTCGGCGGCCATCGAGCAGCCCGCAGTGATTGCGCCTGCCGATGGTGCGACCGGGGTGACGTTCGAGCCAGAACTCCAAGCAACTACATTCACCGTTTACCCGGCTGGCCACGATCAACATGTCGAAACACGCTGGCAGATTGCTCGCGACACGGCCTTTACCCAATTGGTATTCGATCAGCAGGGGGCCGATGACCTGACGGCCGTCAGCCTGGCGGCGGCGGGTGTTCGGCTTGATCCGTCCACTCGCTATTACGTTCGGGCGCAGTACCACGGGGCGACCCTGGTTTCGACCTGGTCGGCGGCTGTGGCGTTTAACACGGCGACGATCTACATCCGCAAGCCAACAATCACCAGCCCGCTCGACGGCGCTGATCGGGTTAGCCCTGGCCTGACGGTGACCGCTGACGCCTTCAGCGTGTCCGGTGGTTCGGACGCGCACGATTCGAGTCGCTGGCAGGTTTCGACCGTGGCCGACTTCTCTAGCGTCATCGTTGATAGCGGATGGAGTGCAAGCCACCTTACATCGTTCAAGCCGTCAGGGCTTTCGAGGTCTACAGCGTACTTTGTTCGGGTCAAGTATCGCGGCGCGCAAGTTGGCGAAAGTGAATGGTCGTCCGTGATCGGATTTGTCACAGCTTCGCAGTTGCAGGGCGTTTATACCCAGCTAACAGGCGGCGCGACTGGTCGAACCAATGCGGCTATGGCTGTGCTTGGGCGGAGAATGTATGTAGCGGGTGGACAGCCTGGGCAGAACACATTCTGGGAATATGACCTCGATACCGCCATTTGGAAGCAACTGCCGACGCCCCCATGGGGCGGCCGATACGGTGCAACACTGGCTGTAGTTGGTTCCAAATTATATTTGTACGGCGGATATACCGGCTCCTATCAAGACATTACATATAGCGATTTGTGGTGCTACGACACCGTTTCGGCGGTTTGGTCGCAGTTGCCCAGCAGTGCAAATGCCCGTCACGGTGCGCGAGCATCGGTGATCGACCAGCGGATTTATATTATTGGCGGAAGCAAAGGCAGCAGTCTTAATTATGCAGACCTGCAAATTTACGATATCCCGACAAGCAAGTGGCTCACTGGTCAGGCCGCTTTGCAAACTCGCTCATATCATGCGCAAGGCGTTATCGGCGGAAAGATTTATATTCATGGGGGCCGCGCGGCCGGAAATAATGACACTACGGAATGTTACGACCCATCCACAAATCAATGGACGGCCAAGGCGCCAGCCTCGTTAGCCGTACAGCTCCAGCGCCACGGCACCGCGTTTGCTGTTATAGATGAAAAACTGTACATCTTCGGTGGATACACCGGGAGTTACTTAAACGTCTATTTCAATGATTTGTATGTATACGATCCAGGACCTGATGTATGGCAAGCACTTCCGCCAGGTGCGTCTAAGGTAGATGGGGCGTGCGGGGTTTCTGTTGATGGGAAAATGCTAATTTTCGGCGGGGCTATTGCGTCGAGCATTTACAGTAACTCCTTATGGTCTATCTCGTGAATCGGGGTCACATATGTACAGATTAAAAAGTTTCGGTGATGGATATGCGGTAGTTGAAAAACCGTCTGAAAACTACCGCGCAGAGTTTATTGCTTCCTCTGCCGAGGAAGCCGACTCCCTGGTGGTCGAGCTTAATCAGCCGGTGATGCTTGAAGACTTGGCGATATATCGGTTTATGAGGGAGGTTGGCGGCCTCGACTTACCCGGCGGCCTGCACATCCTGACCGACCGCGAAAGCCAGGCGCAGCTGTCGAGTGCCTTTGTCACGCTGCAATCGGGGCTCGTGCCCGATACAGACTGGAAGGCGGCCAACGGCTGGGAGGCGGTCACCCTGGAGCAAATCGGGCCAATCGCCAAGGCGGTGGCCGCGCATGTGCGTGGCTGCTTCCGAGGCGAACGCACGGTGCAAACTGCCATCATGAAGGCCAGCACCATGGCCGAGATAGAGGCGATAGACATTCGCGGCCATTTCGACGCGGCGTATGCCGAGGCGTTCGCCGAGGTAATGGCGTTGGCGCCTGCTGCGGCATGACCTGGGCACTGGTGACCATGCGCTGGCCCGAGCAGGCCACCCAGTGGATGGCAGAGCTCGACGACGCCAAGACGCTCGCCGGTGGCGAGCTGGCCAGCACGGCGCAGCGGCTCTCCGGGCTCGACGGGCTGGCTACCACCAACCCGGGACCGGTCGGCGGTGCTGCCGCCGGCGCGATCGCCACCGGACGCGCCGCGCTGGACAGCCAGCTG